TTCATAGCTTACTTGACACTATCAATATTACATATCCACCAGATCAGACCACTTCCTTATTCCTTTCATCGATTTTCGGAAAACGGCACAAAAGGTGTCTCCGGCTCACCACTTGTTGTAATAATATCCTCCGTTTCAAACTCTACAATCTCCATCTCCGGTGTTTCGTATCTCTCTTTCATAATCTGATACTCCTTTCATTTTTTTATGAATTCTGTGTTCATGTCCATGTACTCTTGTTATTCGGTTACCTTGATCGTTCACTTACTAATTGGATTGGCATATAGACTGCGCGGTATATGCATAATTGGAAAATGCTTTCACCAGTGTCACCAGAGCATCCTCATAAGTCCCCTCCTGAGCTTGTAATACCTGATAACAGTACATCATCGCACAGTAATCTCCACTCAATGTGTTCGTACCATCAGTTACGGTAAACTTTTTTGAATTTCCTAACTCATTTGCCTTGATGTTTTCCAGAGACAGAATATAATACTGACCTCGTTTCACCGGTGTGATCTCTTTTCCGTCTACGATAAAATTCAGCTTTGACACATCGATTCCTTCCTTTGGTTCATAGAAGATATTCAATGTAGTTTCCGATTTTAACACCATACTAAGTCCGGCAAATTGTCCAAGCACTTTATTTTCAGCCTTATTTGCAACAAAATTATCAATATAACCCTCAAATCGATCCGGTATTTCCAACTCATCATCATTTAAATACTTATTTGCCAGCTCATCCACCGCCTTATTAAAATACTTCTGTGAGCAGGCACCATAATTCAGCATAGCCACAGCAAAGGGATAGGCATCCTGATACAAATCAACATGATCAATTAAATATTGTGCATAGTCTCTGACGGTATAGGTATATTCTTTGCCGCACTTTCCATTTCCATCAAACATCTGTGCCTTGATATCCTGTGTCATCTCATAGGATGCTACCTCGCATGGAAATCTGTAATATGTTTTCTCTGCATTGATCGTGGTATTCGTCTGTGCCTCGGAAACCAGTACTTTCGTAATAGTTCCATTTGGAAGGGTAAACTGCATATACGCATCCTTATCTGCGATAATCTTATTCGACAACTCCATGTAGAAGTTGACGCCGATATTACCGGTAAGACTTAAGGAATAACCGGCAAGTTTTGCGCCGATGCCGTCAATGATCGCACCACAGTCATCACATTTTCCATCATTATCCGCATCCGGATGGTCACCATAGGTATTCTTCTCTGTGTTGGAATATTCATAGGACACTGGCTCTCCCGGTTTGCCCTCACATCCTTTATAAATAGCAGTCTTATAAACTTTAGCTCCACCTAAAGTCGGATAGGTATCTGTTCCGATGGTCTGTCCCCAGATTATTTCTGTATCTGTTTGTGATTCCTGTAAGAGATACGCAACCTCACCGGTCTTAAACTCATCTGTCGTTTTACCTTCGGCTTTTGTAGTTGTTCCCTTATCATCGCCTATCGCAGCTCCTGTATAAATGGTGCTGTCATAATAACAGTTTGTGATGGTTCCTTTATTTAAATTCATTCCAATCACACCACCAACATATGAGCCTGTTCCATTGACCTCGCCTGTGGCATTACAGTTTATGATGGTCCCGTTTATATTATATCCGTTCACTCCTCCTACATATGATTGACCACTGACAATCCCTGTGTTATAGCAGTTTGTAATTGTTTTTTTATTTTCTCCGCTCACTCCTCCTACATAATATTCTGTTCCACTGACTTTGCCTTCGTTATTACAGTTTATAATTGTAGCTGCTCAAAATTTTTGTCACAAATTCTCAAAATCGTTGTCAAAAACTTTTCGGAAATAGTTCCCGGAAAACAGACTCAAAAAGAGGGCTTTCGCCCTCTCATTTTTTTGACACATTCGATGAGAATAACGTTACTCATCATCATCGAATTTGACCCTTGCATCTATGCTGTGAAATTCAATTTTATTCCTTTTCAGGTACCGCTCTATCAAGCGGCTGATGTCATTCAGAATCGCACTTGATTCCGGGACGTTTAGCCTTATCTTAATCTCAATACGTCTCAAGGCTGCCTCCTTTATAAAAGCCTGCCAAAGTCATCCGGTCGGTGTGTCCGGATACCGTGGCAGGCATTTTCACTATTTTGTATAAGCCTCTCCTGTGATTTCCTCGAACTCATCCGCTGTGATAGCTTTCTTCACTACCGCGTTCTTGAGCATCTTGGCATTCCAAAAGCCGTGATCATAATATCCTTTGTACTTTTCAAAGTTTCTGCTGTGTTCCGTCTGTTTCTGTGGTTTCTGTGTTGTCATACTATTGTACCTCGCTTTCTTCCATGCCTGTATCCTGAGTCGGGAGCTCAACATCCGTCATCAGAGCGATATAGTCAATGATGGCTGCCTGTTCTGCGATGGTGGCTCTCATGTTCTCTTTTTCGCGTTCTTCATAAACGCTTGTTTTGATCTGTCGATATTCCATCTTGATTCCTCCATAATTCCTTATAATATGCCTCCATCCGTCTCAAAAGTTGGTAGGAGGTTCCTTTTGCTGCGTGGTCTTTCCATCCGTTGAAGCATTCATCAACTTTAGCCTTTGATGACTCGCCTTTCTTAGCTTTAGCCACTAGCCTGTATAATTTCTTGCGTTCCTGCTTCACATTTGCCGGATTCAGTCTCATGATTATCTTCCCGGTCTCTGTCAGCCTGTAATAGAAACCAAGGAAGAGGATTTCTTCTGTTATCGGTATCACTTTTGTCTTTTTAGGGTTCGGTTCAAAGCCATATTCAGTCAATTTCTCGATCACCTTGACCTTGCAGTATTCAAGGTACTCAAGGTCTTCGTGCATCAGCAGAAAATCATCCATGTATCTCAGATATCTCTTGATTCCGAGCTGTTCCTTGATGAAATGATCTAATTCATCAAGTACGGAGATTCCTGCTATCTGTATCATCTGACTTCCCGGATTATATCCGACATCGCCCTCATACTGATCTTCCAGTACCGCCTCCGCTCGCTTGTAGATGTCCGGCTCAAGGTGTTTCTTGAACTTGTCCTTTGCGACCTGATGCTTCATGTTAGGATAATATCCATGTACATCCACCTGCAAGACTCCGCCTGCCCGTCCGTACTTCCTGTAATGTCGATGTAGGAACTCATCAAGCACTGCCCTTGCATAGTCCGTGCCCTTGTCTTTCTGACAGGCACAATTATGTTGGATGAAGCTCTTGGTCATTGCCGGATAGATGGCATTATCATTGAGACTCCGCTGATATACTCGGTCTCTGAAGCATATACTCACGATATCCCTCGGCTTAGGGTATGTCACTCTGAACTTCGTTGTCTGCCTTGCTTTATATGTCCCTGTTTTGAGCTGTTTTTCAAGCTTCAGGGTCTCTTCCAGTCCATTGAGGACGTAGTGGGCGGCTGACCCCTTCCACATAACGCCTTTCTTGCATTTCTGCATGGACTCAAACAAGGCTTCAAACCCTATGATATCCTCTTCATTATTCAATTCATTTCCATGATGTTGATAGCGCACACCTCCCGATCAGGGCGGTGATTACATCATCATAGTATTGTTTTGCCTATTGGCAGGGAACTCGGCTCCTTGTGTTAGATTGGTCGGACTCCATCTCTGCGAGATAGTTTGTATGTCCTTAATACCACACAATCCGGGGCGCAGCGAAGCGCGTTGACTGCGTTGTTGTTGTTGACGTTGCCCGAGCTGTTCACATTCCACGTATTGCACGCGTTGTCACGATTAGCCGAGCGCAAGCGCACGTTCTGCGTTACAGCCTACATCCCTATGGTAAAGCTCCGGCTATTTGCCGTAGCGTTTACTATCTGCATCTCTCCAACTTCTCAGATATCCTCTCACATCAATGGTCTTCTCGCTCCAATATTTCACTCGCTTTGATTTCAAGTGAAAGATCGTCTTTGCAAGCTGTATCAGTGCAAGAAGATTGTTACAGTTCCGGGCAGCTCTCTCCTGAAGGGCTTTTCTCATCTTCCAGTCATCCGCAGACTTTACTAGGATGTTGTTGGCTGTCCATGCATCAATGTAGATGTCTTTTGCTGTCCTGATGATATCATCGGTCAGGGAGCTTCTGTATTCCGGTAGGAATATCTTCTGATTGTTTGTTATCCTGATAGTGTACGTTGCCAAGTCCAAGGCTCTCACTATGACTTCAAGTTTGCTTTGGCTTCTCTCGCCTTCTGCTACTGCCACACCATGTCCTCCTTCTCTTTTTGGTCTATCCCCTGCATCCGTGGGTGCAGGGGATGATACATGATGCCGCGATTAGCAGATAACACAAACCGGGGCGCAGCGAAGCGCGGTGACTGCGCGGTTGTAGCTGTTGACGTAGCCCGAGCTGGTCACATTCCACGTACTGCACGCGTAG